CAGGTGCCTTCCTTGCCGGTGATCTTCTCGATCAGCACGTCGACGCCGTTCCGGCCGTCGATGACCACGCAGGATGCTTTCGTGTTTCTTGCGTTCAGCCAGTCCGCGAGCCACTGGATTCCCTGGCCGGTCTGCTTTTTCTCGATTAGTGAGATTCTCGCCGGGCCGTCCGGTGGAATGATTGCGCCGCACAGCGCCACCGTGGCGCCGTCCGGCGTGAATTTGACTCCGTATGCGGTTTTCCCCGTTGCCGGTTTCGGCAGTTTTGATTTGCAGGCGTTCCAGGCCTTCGCATCGATGGCCTTGTCCGGTTCGTCGCTGAGAACCGGCGACCACCAGCCCAGCCGCTCACGTGCGAAGCCGTCTGCAGACATGGTGCCGAGCTCATTTTCCGTGAATTCCTCTGTGAGCCGGATTCCGAGTGCCGGGTTTGTCATGTACCACACGGATTTGTCCCCGACCCGGATGTCTCCGATGCTCTGGGCGGCCACGGACCACTCGTGCCAGGCCTCATGCGGGCCCGGATCGTCGAGGCAGGCTTTCCGTCGTCTCCGGAAGACTTCTCCCGGACAGTTCGGATAAGGCGGCGTGCCGGTGTAGATCAGCTGACGCGTGCCGGTGTCGGATGCGGCCAGCGTTGCCATGATGGCCTCGACCTGATCGTCGGTCAGCTTCGACCTGATCGTCGGTCAGCTCCTGGGCTTCATCAAAAACCAGGCGGCTGATTCCGTCAAATCCACGGGCCGCCTGGCGGGAACGTGCGAGGAACTCAATCGTGCCACCGTTTACCAGTTCGATGGCTTCTTCGCCGTTGGTGTATCGGATCGTCTTCACGATCTCCATGATCTCCGGATGGTGCTTGTCGGTAAACATCGCGACCAGCCGGCGGAATGATTTCTTGCTTGTGCGGACCTGATGCGCCGTGTGGAGGATCCGCTCCCCGTTCATGACCAGGCCGAAGAACTCGAGGCCCTCGATGCAGACGTTCTTGCCGTTCTGCCTTGGCACCGAGAGCCCTGCGGAGGTGACGTTGTACTGTCCATCCTCGTCTTTGCCGAGCCAGCAGTCGAGGACCAGCTTCTGCCAGGCGTCCAGCCGGTTGCCGTATGCCTCCATCAGCATGGCGGCGTCATCGCCGTCCGTGCCGGCACGCTTCGGCTCGATCTGGATCCGCGGCATCTGGGATCCGATCATTTGTTCCTCACCGCCGCAATCGCCGTGAGGACTCTCCGGCAGGCTTCGTCCTTCCGCTCGCGCTCTTTTTTCTCGCTCCGGGACGGCGTTTTCTTCTCTCTCATCCCGCTCTCCGTTTCTCCATGATCAGCTCGAGCGCGGTCTTCGGTTTCTCTGTCGGTTCGTCTTCGGTCGCGGCTCCGAACTCTGCCCGGAAGCGCTTCAGTGCCTTCGGCGTGAGCCCGAGGGATTCCCGCAGCGTGAGAATCATCTTGTCCTGCTGAAGGATGACGGCATAGAGCCGGTCCAGCATGGCCGGGTCGTCTGACTCCTCGGCGGACTTCTTCCAGGCCTTCCGCGTCCTGGCCTGCTCCCGCTCCAGGATGGCAAGCTGATGGATCGTCGTGTCGAAGGCCGGATCGTAGATCCCGAGCCGCTTCATCGTGTTCGCGTATTTCTGTTCCTTGGTTTCCGCCACGGCCTCCGCCCCCTTCCTGATTCTGTCCGTGATTCATGTCCGCGATTCATGCGCGTGTCCCGTGCGCGTCCTCTATTTGTGTTTTCCGGATTCAAAATTTTTTCCCGGGGGTAAATCGGCGCTGGACGGCGGGTTAGGGGCCACTGGGCCTCCTGGGGGTTCCCTCCCCACCCTCTGGGACGATCATCACCAATCGCCGTCTGATGCCGTGGGAAAACGGCGAGGCCCTTTTTTCGTCTCGCCGTTTATGTGATTGCTTTTCGCAGCGTTGCAACAATAATGCGCTGCCTGGAGGTTGCCCCAGTCCTTGGCCGCCGCCTCCCGGCTCTCGTATCCGAATTCTCTGAATCTGGAAATCGGCTTGATCTCGTCGACGACGAATGACAGCGGATGTGCCGCATCGCTCGGCTCGTCGTAGTGGATCGGTCCCAGCCTCCCCCCGCATATTCCGCATGGTCCCCCCTGTGCTTTCAGGCGGGCCCGGTATTTTCTGCGCAGGTTCCCGTTTGCGTGGCGAGGGTTTGCCGTTGACCTCTTCCCGGCCATGTTTCTGCGCCCCCTCCGTGCTGATCAGTGACCCCCTGGTGTCTTTTCCCAAGGTCCCCGGATTGTATCAAGCGTATCACTTTTTTCGGCTTTTGCGGTCCAATTTTCCTCCCGGCTTCATCCACTCCCACGTTGCGTGTATCATGTCGTCATTCCATCTTCTTGCTGTCCGCTCTGATGTGTAGACGATCTGAGCCGCTCCGGCGATTGTCTTTCTGTTTCGGCTGAAGTAAATCAGTTTGATCAGCTTCAGCCTCTCTTTTCCGTTCGGCAGCGTGCTGGTTTCTTCAAGTGCGTTTGTGATTGCTTCATATTCTCGCAGCAGTTCCCCTGTCAGGCCGTACCTAAGTGCCGCCTGTTCCGCTGTCCTGCTGATGTTGGACCCGCCCCGGCCTTTGTTGTACTTCGTTGTGATCGACTGTTCGTGCGCTGCCTCCATTACTGCCCGATATGCCGGATAGTCCCTCAGCGCATTGATCACGTATGACCTCCAGTTGTCCCTCGGTTTGCTCATGCGCTTTTCCTCCTACGTCGTTTTGGCATGACGATCTGCCCGCCTCTGATCTTGACCTTCTCCGGCAGCGTCTGCCGCAGGTACGCGCTCACCGTTCTTCCGTCCTCGTCTTGGTAGTGCATCACGTCCTTGATGATGCCGCCGTCGAGAGGCTGGACATCTTCCACGTCTGAGACCTCCACCGGCTCCGTTATCACCGGCTTGAGCATCCCCCGGCAGCTGCTCCACTTGTTTTCCCCCGACGGTCTGCCCTGGACGTTATCGATCATGTACTGTGCGACTTTGGTGTAGTCTCCCTCGTTCGTCATCGGCTCCGGGTGAACTGTCCCGAGACCGCCGAATCTCTTCCAGATCTTCTCCGCGATCGGCAGAGCGTCATTCGGAAGGACGATGTGGTGATGGATCCTCGACCAGTGCTTGTGCCTGGGTGACCAGTTGGCCGTCACCCAGACTGCCGGCAGCTTCTTTCCGGTCTGCTTCTCGTATTCCTTCCGGAGCTTTGGCAGGAACTTCTTCGTCAGGACCGCCTTCGCCGCCTGGTACTCTTCCTCCCGCCGCTGATCCGGATCCGTGGCAGTCCCCGTCGGATAGTGAGCGTCATCGTACTTCAGCGCAGTGAACCAGTCCCCCACCCCGAAATTGCAGTTGATTGTCCTTGCCAGGTTGAGCACGCATGATCTCTCGTTGGCCTTGATCTTCTTCAGTGTCGATGCCCCTGCCCGGCGCGTCCCTCTCGGTCGCCGATAGGTCGGACCGAGTGGAATCCAGCTCCGCTTTTCTTCCACCGTCCGACCGGAGATGATGTAGTATTTCACAAGCCGTCTCACTTCCCTGCCTCCGATTTGTAACTATTCGCTCTAATCTTATCCACTAAAAGGTCCTTATAAGAAACGCGTGCGCGTGCGCGTACCTGCGTTTCCTATAAGTCTTTCAGTTTTCAAGGTTCGGTTTCCGCTCGGGTTCTCAAGCTCGGGCAGGAAGTCTCCCTCCTGCCCTGGATTCAGAATCCGCGCATTTCTTCCTCCGGGAGTTCGTACATGTCTTCGGCGACTCTGATCTCGACGCGCTGCCGCGTCACGACCGGCGCCGCCTCGCGGCACATCTTCTCCGCCATTGCTGAGTATTTCTTTGCCTTATACTCCGGCAGTTTCCGGATCGTCTCCTCGACCGTATCCAGTGCCGCCAGAACCATCGGCAGGTCATCCGGATGAGCTTCGTTGACCGTCTCCATCAGCTCACCCGTATAGTGCTTCATACCCTCGCGCAGAACGCCTGCCTTCTCTTTCATCGTCGATGCGTTAACCGTCTCCCGGAGGTAGCATCTTGCCGTATTCTTCATTGTTTTCTCCAGCTTATCTATATTTCATATAGTCGTGCTGTACATCCGTGTCGTCCACATATCAGTCCTCCTGTTCCGATTCCCGCCAGTTGCCCCGGTACCTTGCCCGGTGGTCTTTCTGCTGTGGCGGTCCTTCCTTCTGGCGCCTCGTCAGTTCCCGGCGGAACGCCCGCATCGCTTTACTCTCTGCACTGTACTTTCTGCAGGTTGCCGTTTTGAAGCACTTCGGGCAGATCATAACCCGCGGCCCGCCCACCTGCGTCAGAAAGTACGGATTCTCCGGATGCCGCTCGGTATCCATCTTCTCCGCGCAGCTGTCGCAGAGTGTCATATAGAGTTCTGTCATTCGCTCATCCTTTTCTTGGTTCTGATCCTGTTCTTTGTCAGGCCCTCTTTTTTTCGCCATTCCCCGACCGTTCCGCTGTGACATCCGAGCTTTGCTGCGATCTGCGAGTCATTCATGCCCCGCATGTAGTATTCCCGCATCATGGTCCGGTCGTACCGGCACGCCTGGCGCTGATCGTTTGCCTTGAGTTTATGGTACTGTCTCCAGGCCCGGACCGTGCTGATCGTCGTTCCCGTCTGTTCCGCGATTTCTCTGTCCGACTTGCCTTCCCGGTACAGTCTGATTCGGAGTTCCTGTTTTTCCTTCAAGAGCTTTGTTTTTATCCGGTTCGCGTTCAGGCCCGCTCTGGTTCTCCAGTTGTAAATCGTCGTGGTGGACCTTCCGAGCTCTTTCCCGATCTCCACGTCGGTCATGCCCTTTTCATAGAGTTTCATGGCCTTCTTCTCATCGAATTCCCTTTGCTTCAGGAAATTACTCTGCAGCTTGTTCTTGTCCCTCCAGGCGCGGACCTTGTATTCCGGAACATTGATTCTGTCCGCGATATGCCGGTCCGAGAGTCCTCGTGCGTACCACTTTTTGATTTGCTTCGCCTCTTCCGGCGTAACCATCGGCACAAACGCTCTCTTTTTTGTCTGTTTCTTTGCCGGCGCTTTGAAGCGCATCTCTGCAAGCACTGACTGCAGCGGCTTTTCCTCTTCCCCGCGCTGTCTGTAGAACGGGCACTCTTTCCCGTTCGTCAGTCTAATGACCTCTTCCGAGGTTGTAGGCTTCCCGAGCTCTTTTGCAAGCAGCGCCAGCCGCGAATGTCCTGTTTTTGAGAGGTAGTCGCAGACGCCGTTGTAGTGCTGCCCTCTGTAAATGCACTTTGACCTGTTGCACATTGTCATTTCTCCTCAAAGAATTCCGCGTGGCAGCTGTAGCAGTGACGGTA